GCCGTAAAATTATTGCCGTTGGTGGTGAACCCACTAAAATTTTACAGATGGCAAAAGGTACAAGTACATCACCAGCACCCGCTGCACCTGCTACTGGCGGTGGTGATGTTGGTGGTGCTTCCGTGTCAACAGGAGGCGCTACAGGTGGTGCAGTGAGTGCTGGCGGTGCAGCGCCTTCGTCACCCATGCCAATACCAGCAATGTCAGCACCATCGGGTTCTGCAATATCATCCGATTCGGCAACAGTTGCAGAAGGACAAAGAATGGATGCGGCTGCTGATGCGGGAACAATTGTAAATGCACCAACGACAAGCACAACATCTGGACAACAAGCACCATCTTCTGAAAGTGTCTCTGATCCATACAACTCAAGTTTTATGAATAACTACTTAACAACATAAAATGTTATCCGAAAAACTTGGGCTAACAATAAGTAAGAAAGTTTTAAATAAAACTTCTACTAAAAGAACTTCACCCACAGTCAAAAAACTCCAAAAAACTTCTTTGAATTTTATGGCAGTCTCACGAATTGCCAGAGACTTGAACATCATTCGTCAAAACATTATTAAACTTGTAGAGATTTATGGTGGTAAAGCATCAGAAAATCCAGACATGCACTTTCTCAAAGATGATGAGCGTGAGAAAAAATTCAAGGTTCTCCAAGACGAATTTGTAAAAAAGAATACACAGTCCGAAGATGATGAAAAATCTTCTAAAGGTAAGTTGTTCAAAAAATTTAAAAAGTTTGCCAAAGACCAAGTAAAGAAACTAAAAGAAAATCTTTTAAAATTATTTGATAAAATAAAAAAACTTGCCAAACAACTTGTAGGTAAGATTAAAGATTTTGCCAAAAATACCTTGAAATACTTTGAAGAAGCCTTTGAGAAGTATCTACGACCGATGGTAGATAAACTCAAAGGTAAACTTGAAAAGAAAATGGCTAAGATGGCTGAGAAGTCAGCAGTCAAAGTGGCATTCAGAGGTATTGCGGCAGCAGCAGGACCAATAGGTTGGATTGCATTAATCATTTTAACTCTGTGGGATGGTTTGACTGATGCATGGGATACATGGCAATCTACTGGAAGTTTGTATGAAACAATTAAAGCAGGTATCGCTGGCGTTGTTGACTCACTCACATTTGGGCTATTTGATAAAGACACAGCCAAGAAAGTAATCGATGGTACTGTAGATTTTATAAAAAACTTTCCCGAAAGATTATCCAATTTTATTAATGATACATCAGATCACATCTTTACGTTTGTGAATAACGCTATTGATAAAATGATGGAGATGAATCCGCTGAAAGAAAAACCTCTCAGTGAAAAGGAACTTGGTGCAATTGTAGACCAACAAAAAGCCGCTGAAGAAGCAGCAAAAGCAGAAGTAGAAAGACAAAAACAAGTTGCCGAAAATTTAGCCAAAGCACGTGAAATCATTTTAATGAAAACTGAAGAACGTGATCGTTTACTTGATGAAGTTGCCGTTTTAGAAGAACAGTCAATGGGTAAACCATCAGAGACAACTAAAAAACTTCAAGAAAAAAGAGAAGAACTGCGTACATCAGAAAAAGGTTTGGCTGATGCTATTCAGCGTGAACAACAGGCAAAAAAAGAAGCGTATGCACCAAAACCCTCTGCACCTGGTGGTGTTCCACCATCAGCACCAACAAAAGTTTCTGGTCGTGATGAACTTGTAAAAATTATCGTTAAAGAGTTACAGAATGTTGGCATCACAAATCGTTTTGCAATCATTGCAACACTAGCCAATGTGCAAAAAGAAACTGGCTTCAAAAACTTCGAAGAAAATATCCTGGCATACAAGAACACGGCAAACGATAGAATTCGACAGGTGTTCACTACTAGAGTTAAAAACTTCTCTGATGCTGAATTACATGAAATTAAAAAAGATCCATACAAGTTTGCTGAAGTCATTTATGGCAAAAATAATCCCATCGGAAAAGGCATGGGTAACACCGCTGAAGGGGATGGTTTCAAATATATCGGTCGTGGTTTTATTCAGTTAACCGGTAAAAACAACTATGCTTTATATGGAAAATTAGCTGGTGTAGACTTAGTAAACAATCCAACACAGCTACTTGATCCGATTGTCGCTGCAAAAGTAACAGCACAATTTATTCTTAAAGCGGCAGGCAGCAAAGTTAATTCATTCACTTCTCAATCTGAAGCCAATCGTGCAATTACACAAGCAATTGGTGGTAAGGCTCTCAACCTAGACAAAGGTATAGGTGCTGAGATTCTGGCAAAGGTTGACAAATATTCATCCGACTTTAGTGGCGTTGAATTGTCATCAACAAGTAAAGAAGTATCACAAGGTCAAAGAGAACAACTTAAACCTAAGGATGCTGATGTCGTTAATGTGTCTCAAACAAATAATACAAAAGGTTTTGACACAAAGACCTTAGCACCAAAAAAAGGTGATTCTAACGAAATGGCAACGGCAAGAGTAGCATGATAAGAGAGATATTAGGTAAATCCATTTCAAATAAACTGTTTGGATTATCAAAACAGGACAAAGAAAAAGAAGAGCAAAGAAAGAACACTTTGCTTGGTGTTGCTTCGCTCAAAATAATATCTAAAAATATGCTTGTTCTCCCCCGCATGGGTAGAGACTTGAATGCATCAGCAAAGGGCTTTAGTAAATTTCTTACAAATGAAACGGGTGAAAAGCCTGCAAAAGAAAGTTTGTTGAGTAAACTTGCACCACTAAAAGATCAAATTACGCAAGTCAAACTAAAAGAGCCAAAAGAAAAAAGAGAAAAGAAAGAAAAGAAACGTAAGTCGTTACTTGAAATAATATTCAAGCCATTAATTATCGCTGCTACTCTTTTGTTTACAGTCTTTATCTTCAATAAAGATTTGGTACTTGATGTTTTACAAATGTACGGTGGCGTTGAAGGCATTATTGGTTCAGCACTAGATTCTCTTTATTCATCAATCACTGGATTTTTCTCATCGTTTAATTTTGCGGAAATTGTAACAGATGAGATGTCTACATTCATTGAGTTCATTTCTTTTGGACTCATTTCAAAAGACGATGCCACTAAAGTGTTAGAACGTATTGGTACTTTCATCAAACCAGTAACAGACCGAATAGGTTCATTTATTGGCGGCATTGCAGATTGGGTAAAAGAAAAACTTATGTCTTTTGGTCGTTCACTCGACAAAGGACTTGGTGTAGAAACGGCAGGTGTTAAAGAAGAAAGAAGAAAAGAACTCGAAGAAGATCCATATGCAAATGCAGTAGAAACAATCAAGGCACTTGATGAAGATATTTCTCTACTCAAAAGTAGAATCGTTTCACTTAAAGAGTATCTTGAAAATAAAAAGGAATATGAAAAAGAAAAAGCGGAAGGTCGTGCAGTAAGAGAAGCACCTACTCCACCACCAGTAAACTTACCAATAAGGCGTGTTTCAGAGAAATCTATATTTTCTGCGGCACCATTGGCAACACCAATCAAAGGCACTCCTGGTGAAGTGCCTTCTGGACAACCAGTAACTAAACCGGCAGGCAACTTAGATAGCATCACAAAAAAAGCAGACCCTGGCGTAGATACATCAAAGTTCAACGGTGAGTTTCAGCGGCGCATTGAGTTAATGGCCACAGCATTTAAACAAGAAACTGGTAAAATGCTGATGATTACTTCTGGCTATCGTTCAAATGAAAAACAAAAAGAACTGTATGATGCAGACTTAGCTAAAAATAATGGCAAACCAAGCGGTAAAGTAGCACAACCAATGGCACCACTAGGTCAAGGTGCTGGTAGTGTTCACATGAAAGGCTTGGGTATTGATATCAACAGTAAAGGTGCTGATGGCTTAAATGAACTTGCTGGCACCAGAGACAAGCCGACTGGTTGGTTAGAAAAATTCGGACTGATTCGTAATGTTAAAGGTGAAGACTGGCACGTTACTATTGCTGGCGCACCACCAACACCAGATGATGCAGAAGTGCCTGATAAAAAAGGTAATGCAGTTGATGTTGCAACTGGTAAAGTCGTTGAAGGTGCCAACATCGGTAAATCATCAAACGAAATTGCAGTTGAACAACGCAATCAATCTAAACCAAAAAATCCCACAGTTGTAAATGCTGGTGTAACAAACAACACCACCATCATCAGAGAAGAAAAAATCTTATCAGCGGCAGCATAAAAAAACGGCACCCGAAGGTGCCGTCGCAGTTTAATCTTCTGCTAGAGACTTGAAGTAATCAAGTTCTTCATCTTCAATATCTGGTGAAGAACGTGGTGTGAAGTCTTCAGCCTTAGTCTTCGACACCGGAGCAACACCATCAAGACCAAGAACCTTATCAAGTTTTGCCTTTAACACATCATATGACTTGAAATGTTTTGGATCAAGAAACTCTTTAAGTGAGTGTTCTTTTTTCCAGAGTGCTTCAAGTTTAGCGTCATCACCATCGAATAGTTGTGAAGAAGATTCAAACTCAGACTTGTCGTAGTTGCGATAACCTTCAACTTGACGAATCTTGATTTTGAAGTTTGCACCATCCCAAAAATCAAAAGGATTGATTGCCTTTTCATCTTCAAACTGTGGGTTCATTGCTTCAGTCAGTTTATCGAAGATTTTCTTACCAAACTTGTATAGTTTGATTTGACCTTCGTTCTCTGGGTTCTTAGGATCAGAAACGATAAGCACATTTGAAATATATGTAAGACGGCGTTTTTGTTTACGTGCAATTTCTTTGTTTGCTTCGATGCCAGAATTCCACAGAACAGAATTGTATTCTGATACTGGATCTTTCTGATTCAAAGTAGTCAAAGAGTTTTCAATGTACCAGCCACCTGGACCTTGAAAGCCATGATTGAAGACACGAACCCAGGGAAGCGCATCATCACCATCTGCTGCTGGTGCTGGCAGAAAACGAATAACTGCCATACCGTTACCAGCTTTGTCTGTTTCTGGTTGCCAAAAACGATCATCGTCTTTAGAACCTTCTGCTGGAGTATTGATTGATTCAATCGCTTTGGTGAGTTTGTCGAACGAATTGCGATTGCGTTTGAGACTGGAAAAGTCTGCCATGATTTACCTCGTATAAGTTAGTTGTTAAAAAGTATGTGCGTCTTGTCCACATGATTCATTATATACTTGTATATATGTATCGTCAAGAACCGATTGCACGATTTTTATCGTTTTAGCCGTATCTTTGTGAAGTATACCTATGCCGCCCGCCATATTAAAATCATCAATGACATCTTTGGTATCATCAATGAGTATAATATCTGATTTGGCATAGTTCGCTTTCAAATGACGACCGGGTACGATGTTGGCTGTAAAGTCAATGTGATGTCTTTTCAGCCAAACCTTTTTCTGCCGCTTCACCTCTTCATGATGCATACGTCCACCAGAAGAAGAAAGTATCTCTACAGGAATATCAAGTGAGATAATGTATTTCAATAGTTCTTTACCACCCGGATACCAATCAAGGGTTTCAAAGTTGTTGCCGTCTACGAACTGATTCCATTTATCATCATGTTTCTCACCACGCTCACGACTGGTTGCTGCTTTTTCTTTGAAGACTTCTTTATATCTTTTATTGAAGTCAGACAACACACCATCCATATCAAGATATATTTTCTGTATTCGCATCGTATTCCTTTTTGAGTATAAGTTTGTATTTTGTTGGTTCGAATGGTATAAACGGTGTGTACTTCTTTATCTTGCGACTGATGTTTGGATAATGAATCGTGTCACCGATTTTCTTATCCCATAACGGCAAAAAGTTGAGTATCTTATTCAGGATACAAATTGATTCAAGTGAAATTTCATTATGTAAAAGTTTCTGTAGCAATACTGGATACTCACCATCATGTACCATTAATGAATCATTTGGGCTCTCCTGACTCATCAATGATTCAATCTCATTTGTAAAGGTATATGTCAAAGACTGAATAATCTTCTGACGCTTACGATATTCAATATCGGCATCATTGGTCAGAAGATGACCTATCCATACATCATGGTTAAACACCAAATTAGCAACAATATAATCACGGCATATGTCATCATTTGTGAATCTCCGGCTGAGTTTGTAAAAGTGCCACTTATCTTTGCGATTCTCAAATGCACCAATGCTTGTGCTTACTTTACCATTATACTTAAAGTAATCGTAAGAATCTGAATTGAAGTGGAGTTTAAGAGAAGTGTATAAACAAAATGCTTCATATCCCGTCATATCGGTAAACGATTGCCTTTCACCTTCAACATATTTAAACGCTCCGCTTGTTCATGTATTTTTGCCTTGAGATTTGGTGTAATGAGTGAAGCAGCAATCTCAATTTCCAAACCAGTTCCTTTGCAGTGTTCGGTGATAGCCTCAAGATATGTGTAATCTGTATTGGCTACCAGCCGCTCTATCTGCAAAGAAAACTTCAGCATTTCATCTTTAGTTGGCATTTTATCTGTACGACATCTTTGCACCACCTAATGTTCCTGGCATATCAGTTGACCATGAATACATTTGCTGGGTAGTTAAAGGTACCATTGTAGGATACTGATTCAATGAAGACAAATCAATCGGCTTTATAGCGGCTATGTCGGCAGTAGTCAGTGCTTGAATAGATTCAGTTTTCAAATTACCAAACGGCCAATTATTATTTGGAATATTTTCAAAACTAAACTCTTTTTGATATTGTTTAGGATCTTCTGGATCCTCTTGATCCCAAGGAATTACGGCAATCTGTCCATCAATTTCGTAGCCACATCCTCTTAGAAAGTCTCTAAATTGATTGAGGATGTCATCAAGAAATAATTCACTAAAGTTCATCTCAAGACTTCTTTTGCCATCATTTGAATCAAATCGAATTGTAAAATTATGAGACTCATAATTGTCGTTATCAAAATCCATAATATATTTTCCCCTTTTTTATTTACGATTAGCAGCGTGTGCAATACAAACAATATCATCACTCTTGGCATATGAACACCGTACAGCCAATGGGTCAATGCCTTTTGCAATAGCGTTTTCAATATTTGCTGCCATTAACTTGCGATCATTTAAACCATAGATACAAGCCGCAGCAACGACTGAAAGTAAAACCAGAGTAACTGAAACTGTGGTTATACTACTCAATCCTTTTTCCATCATCTTCTCCTTTTTACTTGATAAAATACTCATGAACTTCTCTTTGCCTTATTATAGAATAAATGTCTGCCGATTTGCACAGTGTATCTCATATTATTCCAACCTGGTTTTACATAGTCTGCATGAAAGAACAAAGCACCTTTTGTTGGATCTTTAAACTTCTCAGTGTAAAGATAGAACGCCAATGCTAACTCAGTTACACTATTATACAACGAATTGCTCTCTAGTGTCAAGAGGCCTTTTCGCATCATATCCTTAGGACGATTTTCACATACCCATGAGAATTGGCAAACAGTACCAACTTTTTGTTTCACAACGCCACAATAGGTATCTGGAAACACACCAGACTGCATTCGGTTGTGTGTAACAAATGCTACAGCAAGTTGACCTAATCTTGGTTCTAATCCTGCTTCAAAATACATGTTCTGTGCAAGGCATTCCACTTCAGCCCTTGCATCGGGTGATAAATCTTGTAGTTGAACCCTAGGTTCAATCGGTACTTTTATTTGTGCTGCTGCGTGTCCAATGTAAACAACGAATGCCGCAAATATACTACAAAGTAATAGTGTGATGTAACGCATACTTTCTCCTATAAGTTAGGAGTGTGCCGAAGCACACTCGGTCCCATCAGGCAGATTTTTTGCTCTGTGATTTTTCTGCTGTAATGTTCGAAACAAATCCATTCAAGGACTGTGCCTTGGTAATGATATCGGTTTCTGTGGGATAAGTTGGAAAGGCTGGATGTTCCGGTATTGCTTGTCCGTTTAGTTTAGCGGACTCTACCTTTACGTGCCATTCATTGGTTAGGCGATCTTTGTTAGAGTGGTACTCTTCTAACAAGAGTTCTTTCGCCATTTTTAGAAGTTCAAGACGAATCTCGAACGGTGTCAGATTACTCATTTGTTTCTCCTGTGTTGTGTGTGTTTACTGGCGAATGTGTGTGATGCCAGTACATATATTTAGTTATTTTAATCCCACAGATTGCGGTAATATTTACCAAATAATCGGAGACCATTATCTATGCGTTCATGCACTTTCATTATACCTTCATAATCACAAACATATGTGTGATTCGGTCCGTGTTCCATTCGTTTAAGTTTTGGATTTTCATCATCAGGTACAAATATCATATTAATTTCACCAGAACTATATTCTTCTTCCCATGAATCATCGACAAGATGCTCAAAGGCAAAAATCATTTCATCAAGTACCCAATTCCAACGTGCATGAATATCTGCTTCACCCTCTTTGATCTCATGTTCGTGATAGAAAGCAAATGATTGTTGTGAGTCCCAATCTTCTTTTGTTGTGTAACGAAGGTGTTCTGGTACATCTTCCAAATCAACAAAGCCAGAACCGTGTTTTGTTTCTTTGAGTTTCTTCAACATCGGAAGAATAATTGGTGAGAGTGTGTGATCCACATTCCACACATCCCAATAGTCAATCTTGACGTAGTTGATTCGTGGATGAATAAAATCAAGAAACTTCATCCATGCTGTACAGAAAGGCTCTAGGATATTTTTAAGTTTTTTAATGATAGGTTCATCATAATCAATTTCACGCCAAAAGAAAACTTTCTCCAGTATTGTGTATGGAGAAATCCAATGATTACGATACTTTGATGTGTAAATTTTCATAATGTATAAAATTAGGTGGGAGTGATTTGGTAATAAGGACACTCCCGAAACCCCAACTAGCAATTTAGGCTGCTAGTGCGTAACGCTCATCATTTGCGTTTACTAATTTGCTTGATTTACAGTCATCGCCTACTGTGTTGCCTTCTCCACTATCTCACCCTGTCGAAACCATGTCTGGCCCATCAGAAGCACACAATGTATAATATGCTTTTGGTGGACCAGGTGGGAGTCGAACCCACGTCCAGAATGCCTTCACTTTGAAGGGATTACAACAATTCCTTCCTCTTTCATTATTGCGTTAAATTCATTTCGCTTTGTTGCATACCAGCCCCATGAACCAAAAAATGTGGTGCCAAGATTTGGACCACATTCTCTCAAATAACTATCAAGTCTTTCGTAATATTCTTTCTCACTTATTTGCATTATCACTCCGTTGTAAATCTTGCAGAACCTTTACTTGTTCTACCAGGTTTCAGCGGCTTGTCAGATTTTGGTTTTGTTTCTGTTTGAAACGGTGCATGTGGCTTATTGAATGCCATCTTGCCTACGTTCTCTGTCTTGCCGTGTCCTGGGAATCCTGTTTTGTTTGTCCCATGTAAGGTCGCTGTTTTTCCATCATGATGTAAGATTGAGTCTTGATTATAATGTTCTCCATGTTTTTTAATATCATGGAGTAGTTGTTTGCCGTGTTCATCTCCCTTTCCTTTTGCATGTACCAGTATAGACTTCTCTTTACCACCTTCCCAATGACCTTCAACATCTTTGTGAGTGTAGCCCTGTGCAGTCAGTTTCTTTTTAAGTTCTTCATGATGCTTTTTATTTTGTTCTGGCGATACTTCATCATGTGGTCGCTGTGAGGAAATAACAGCATAGTGTCTACCCTCTTCAGCATGTTTAGCTAATCTTGCCAGCGGATTGCCTTCATCTAATTGAGTATGTTGTTTGAATGATAGCATGATGCCCCCAAAATGTCAAGCATATTTATTAATCATTTCAATCAACGGTTGCCGATAATCGTGAATCTGTCGCTCAAACACCTGCGCTGGACCTTCTTCGGTAGCAATCAGCACTACGATGTCATCAATCCAAATACCAGTTCGTTCAGCAAACATTAACGCATATGCTGTACACTGCATAAAATAATTCTGAATGTAATCTTCATCTTTCTGTTTCGTGGATGTTTTGAAGTCAATGACTGATAACTTACCATTCCATTCAGCAATCAAGTCTACACGACCAGCAATACGATACTTGTCAGAATACAGTGCTTGTTCTTGTGAATAAACATTACCAACATTCTCATCAATAATCGGCTTAATCTTGAAGAATAATTCCTTCAGATCAGGCATCAACAACTGCATTCTAAAATCGTTTATTTCATTGTTGATGTAGTCTTCACAAATCTTGTGTACCTTTGTGCCACGATTTGATGCCTTGCGTGATATCTCGTTTGCTCGTTCTTCACCTACAGCCTGTCGCCACTCATAGAGTGCCTTCTTGCCATAATGCGAAAGCACCGTAGTGATAGACTTATACTGATTGCCTTCTGGCGTAGTATACAGTCTACCACTATCGGTGGTTTCTGCTTTTAAGTCAAATTGTAATTGGGGTAAAATTACATGTTCAAATGTTCGCATTATGTGAAGTAATGATTTCGGCTGTGATGTGGATAACTTTGTCTAGGATACTTCTTTTCTATCTTTGCAGTGATATTGTCTTTTTCTATTTGTGATAATTCTGTGGTCATTTCTTTTTCAATTTCTCTGGTGATGTACTCATTCAGAAGTGCTACTTTTTTCTGCAAAGATTTTTTAGCCATATATGCCCCTTTGTAAAAGTTCGCATAATATAGTTACTGCCCAAATTTTCCTAAATGTTTGTCCACGATTCTCTGTGTTTGTGATTCACTAATTGATTTCTTACCGTGTTTGTTAGCCACAGAAGATTGTTTGTGATTCTCGGAAACTTTTGATAGAACTTCTTTGAAACCGTCCGGCACTTTACCGGTAATTGATACGCCACTGACAATTGACATGGCGCCAAGATGAACTTGTTGAATGTGTGAATTTTCTTTGAGATACTCTTCTTTGCCGGAGATGCTAAGGAGTTTCTCAAATGTTTCACCAGTTTTAGTATTTAAAAAATCGTATGTTGGCATTATGCAGATATGTACCAATTGGGTGCAGGTCGTTTTGTCCATCGTGCAAAACGTGTTTTCTTTTCATTGTAGTATTTATGATACGAAGCCAGTACATTATTTGGTATTTTACAGTCATCAGGCATTGCTGGTGTTGGTTCTGTTTCACTCAACCCAACAGGAATCTTTTCTGGTAGTTTAGCCAGATCATCTTTCAGTCTTGCACATGCATGTACTTTACCATAACGATATGTATACTCGTCTAGCAAATGCACCCACATTTCGTACAGCCATTTGTAGTTTAAATGATTTGCCCGAGCCCAAACATTCGATGGGTGATTAATGTGTGATGCTTTCATCAATCGTTGTTCACGATCATCGGGCAAACGCCAACGCTTGATCTTACGACCATTCGCAGTCAAATCAATATATTCCTGACCATCACAAATCCTATGTGCCGTTGACATGAGTTGTGCATACTCAATAATCATCTTTACCACGTGTTTATCACAGTGGTATTCGGCACATGTTTTAGGATCGTGATCTAGGTAAAAAATATTCATTCTTGTTTATCGTCTTTGTCTGGTGGTGTCATCTTACTCATAATATAAACCAGCGCAATGAATTGAACTGCACCATGTAAACCAGAAAGTGCAAACAATCCCATAAAAAATACTACGATATTAAACTTCTGTCTATCAGTAAATAAATTACCATAAAAATTGGCAGTGCCAATAGCATCAACGGCCTGTTGCTCAAGTTGTAGATACTTGGCCGCAAGCCACTGTTTAAGTTTTGACATTTTCACCTCATAAAAGATGGGGCACGTGGATGTCTCCCGACATTCATTGTTGTTTAATGGCTAGCCTATTGCAACGCTGACGGCAGCCACCCCGAAACTGATTATTCGGTGATTTCGGTTACTTCATCCTCAATCACAGGTGCAACAACCTTAGCAGGTTTTGCTGCTTTAGTTTTAGCCGGCTTTGCGTTAAGATCAGACAGAGCCTTAACATCATTCTCATCTGAAACCAGAGGCAAAACATCAAAGCCAGATTTGGTCAACAGTTTTTTCATTTCAACGACATTAAGTAATTCATAGCCGACAACTGTGCGACCCTCTTTGTGCGACTTCACAATCGCACCCATTTTTTTGAGTTTCCACAACTCAGTAGGAATACGATACATCGCCTGATATTGCATTGTCAATTCAATTTGACGTTTTGTAATTACACCACCGTTCGCTAGAACCTGCAGAAGGCGTTCTTTGCGAATTGGTTTGCCAGATTTAATACGAGCCATAATAAAGACCTCCATTATCAACAGTAGAAATAATAGTATAGCAAAGATTGACCGAATTGTCAAGCATTACAATACTTCGTTTTTCCGACCAAGACCTGCCGGATTGATGCCAGGAGTAACGTAAACATAATTACCCTTGTGCATCGGCGCCGTACAGGATGCAACATCTGCCACAATCTCACGGTCGGTAGGTGAGAGTTTGTGGTAATCTTTCATAATACCAGTTTTTGTCAAAGCACCCTTATGTGTGTCTGGCAGACTCGGCGCATGTGATACCTCACGTTTAACACGATATGGCATCAGCGGCTTGTCTTTTGTTTTCTTGGGCGCAGCAGCAGGGAACCGACCACCTGACGGTAGCGGAATCTTGTTGATTGACGAAATAAAGTCTTGCTGTTCTTGCAATTGCTTTTTCGTCAACTTCTTTTTCTTCGAACTGGAATATATACGGATCATCATAACAATACCATTATATCAAGGGTTGAGCCACTTGTCAAGAGGTAATTTGTTCTTTTACCTTTGTGATATGCTTACATTTGTTGTGATATTTGAAACCAATGCAGGAACAAGAAAAATGTTCATTTGATAATGTTACCAAATATTCACCTTTCGTACCAGCAACTTTGAACTTGCGGATATTTGTTGTCGTACCGTTAAGTATTTTCATATCGACAACATTTGCCAAATGAATAACTGAAACGGGAAAGTCTGGATTACCAGTTTGTAAACAGAATTCGTCAGCAGAGAGCCAACGATATGGTTTGATAACGACACCCGTAAAAGATATCGATTTAGTAATATATTGACAATCTACGGTGACCGTAGAACCAACAGAAGGCAGATTTTTCATAGTATATACAGTATACCAGAAACTCTACCTTCTGTCAAGTGTGTTGTATTTTTACAACATTAAGTCCATTTAAAAACAACAATACCAGAACCACCAGCAGCGTTACCATTAGCCAAGTAATCACCACTTCCACCATTACCAGTTGTGGCAGTACCATTTACTCTATAAGGTGCTACTGACGCTGCATACCCACCTATACCACCCGCAGCATAAGTTGCAACAGTACCAGTAATAATACTATTTGCACCATTGCCCGCAACACTACCGGAAAGACCAGCACTAAGTGCGCCACCACCACCGGCAGTGTCATAAAGACCAAAAGCGGCACCACCATCATTTCCTTCTGAGGGAGTATATCCTCCTAAATTTCCACGACCGGTTACGAATCCGGGTGTATTGAACCCATTTCCGCCACCAGAACCTCCAGAATTGCCGCCATCGCTACTTCCGCCACCGCCGCCACCGCCGGATGACCAGAATGATGATGATGAAGTAAAGAAACCTGAATTTGTTCCGTTAGCACCACGACCATTTGATGGTCTAGGAGCGCCGCCTGCACCAACAACAACAGTATATGTTTGTGCGGGTGTTACACCATACCCTGTACCAATTCTAAATCCACCTGCACCTCCACCACCTCCAGCATAACGACCATCATCTTGTTTACCACCAGCACCACCACCAGCAACTACAAGATAGTCAATTGATGTCACACCGGGCGGAACAACCCATTGTTCTGTGCTATAAAAAGTAGACAATCCATTTCGATTGTTCGATGTATCAAGTTTAACGACTACTATTCCCGAACCACCAGAACCAGCAGTGACAGGTATACTTCCTGTGGGGCCACCACCAGATGTCGGTGCGCCACCGCCACCGCCACCCTGTCCTGAAGCAGCACTTACACCGTTTAATCCGTAGCCACCACCAACGCCAGGCGCTCCACCAAATTGCGGATGTGCTGAACCACCTCCACCAAAAAATGGCGCACCGCCTCCACCACCACCGGCATAACCAACATTAGCGCCCGTGATTGAAGAGAATAGTCCTAATCCACCTGAGCCGCCGCCTGGTGTAGCATTTCCACCAACTGCGCCAGCACCACCGCCTCCACCGCCTGCGGGTTGTGCGCCAGCGGGACCGGGTGATCCACCACCAGTTCCACCATTACGCCCTTGAGCAGGTATTGATAAGCCTCCTCCATTATTAGGTCCGCCGCCACCTCCACCAGAACCACCAATGAGTCCAGTCGCAGTAGGACCACCACCACCAGCACCACCACCGTTTGCTGAAACATTTGAAAACGGTGGTGCAGCCGTTATTGAAGAATCTGAGCCTGGATTTCCAGGAGTACCCAGCGCAGTTTTTCCGGCACCGCCAGCACCAACTGTAATTGTATAAAGCGTATTACCATTTACTGGATAACTGACCAAATATCTCATTCCACCGGCGCCACCTCCGGCATCAGATGCACCAGAACCTCCACCACCAATCACCATAATATCTGCTCTTGATACACCATCAGGTATTCTTAGTTGTCCTGTGTTTGCAAAAACATAAATGCCATTAACAGTGGGAGTGGTTTCAACATAACGAAGAATAATAATACCAGATGATCCGGATCCCCCCCCTTGATTGCCTGAAGGATTGGCGCCGCCCCCGCCTCCACCCCCGCCGGTGTTTGTATTTGCATTTGCAGCAGTGCCGGCAATAGCAGTGGGTCCAACACCACCAAGTCCACCGTCACCACCACCAAACGGTGTGCCCAACCAAGGTGATCCTGTTGAGTAGTTTGCATAACCACCGCCACCTCTGGCAGAATCGGCTATGGGTGATCCATATGCGCCGCCGCCACCACCACCAGCATATGCAACGTTTGCACCACTTATCGAAGAAAATATTCCTATACCACCATTACCACCCGCTACAATTCCACCCCCACCCGGTGTTCCGTTTTGTCCAACACCGCCAGCACCGCCACCACCACCCGAACCGTAGTTGCCACCACCAGCATAACTATCGCCACCGTTGAAACCTTGTCCTGGTGTACCTAAGCCTGCTGGTCCAACTGGAAAGCCTTGTGGAGATACTGTACCACCCCCACCAGATCCGCCGGAATTTCCAAATGTTGCAATTCCAGGTGATTGTCCACCACCACCGCCACCGCCAATAGACCAGATTGATGGAAAGGGTGATGACGACCAAATGCCAGAGTTTGAACCGTTGGAGCCTTTAACTTGAGAAGCAGAAGGTCCACCCGAACCACCTGCACCAACAGCGATTGTATATGATTGTCCTGGCACAACTGACAAAGAAGTTCCAGTTAAAAACCCACCTGCGCCGCCACCACCACCATCTCCAGCACCACCGCCACCACCACCGGCAATAACAACATAATCCACTTGTGACACACCCGACGGTACAACCCATGTTGTGCTTTCTGTGAATAATCGGCTTACGTTGTAATTTATTGGTGCGGCTACTCTACCAACTAACTTAAATGATAGTAAAATATTTGAACTTAGGGACGCTAATATAGGCATTTTAAGTCAATCCAAAAAGTGTATTACCAGCAAGCACAGTATACGAATTTGCCGCTGTTTTAAAAATTGAATAACTGAAAAGATTTATTTCACTACTCGAAAAAGTAGCGAATTCGGGTTTTGTATTGGCCGCATAAAGTATTGAATTTGAAGTGCCAGAAAAATTGCCAGTTATCAAACCGCCGTCAATATACAGATTTGCGGAGTGTCTTTGAGTTCCGTGTTTTACGGCTATGGCAACTGATGTAGTTTCACCAATCGCTGTCGCAGAATCAAATGTATGTGTGACATTTGCACGGAGATTGAATGTTAGATTTGCCGTAGTGTTGGCATTGAAGAAATAAACTGTGCTATTGGAAACATCAATATTTACATTACCACCAAGAGCAATTGTAGAAATATTTGCTTCTTCTAGAACTCTAGTGAGAGAAATGTTAAGATTTTGCGCCAGTTTAGGCGAAGTGACATTGGCATTAGCCAATGCACCAGTTTGAATTCTTGTTAATGGCATAGTAGTCTCCTATTCGCTTATTTATACGAACAGAAGACTCGACTTAACCTTTGAGTAGTTGCTGACCTTCAGTCCGCAGGTCTTCTTCAAATTCCTGCATGTTCAGTCTGGATAGTTCGGAACGCAGACTTTCCAGTTGAACCTTGTCAATGTCAGACTCAGCAATCTTGTCCTCAAGTTCACGTATGCGTTTCCTGATTTGTTCTTTATACGACATAATCTTTTTCCTGCTTGAGTAAGCGATAGAGAGACTTATCATGATGCTTCTGATTCTTCATTTGTTGACTCTCGTACTGCTCACGGTTTTTGTGAAATTTGGTTTTTTTCGGTTTCTGAAATTTCTTACCGCCAGACAACATATTTATTGCTCCTAAAAGATAATATCTGCTACACCATACTCTACCAAATCCTCTGCGGTCAGCCAAACATCAGTTGGTCGCAGAAACTTTGATTTCACATCCTTGACCGACAGTTTAGAACAGTCGGAAAGAATCTTTGCCATTTTATGATGATACCTGTCACACTCTTTAGCATAAGCCCGCATGTCATGATACTTGCCACCCATCTCATCATTGAATTGATGAATCATGATTGTCGTGTTTTTGCCTACTGCACGATAACCTTTTTCACCAGCAGCGAACACCACAAATGCAGCACTCATTAGATTGCCATATGCAAGTGTGCGAACGGGCAAGCCCAAACCCAACATCAAGTCAGCAAGACCTATAGCATCACCTAGATTGCCACCCTCTGAGTTAATGTGTAGCGTCAGTGGCTTTTCAATCTTGTTGAATTTTGCATAAAGTAACCAGCGTGACGCAGCCTCAATGTTTGTCGGCTCAATGCTGCCAGACAAAAAATGGGCATAGTGTTCAAACTGTACTTCCTGTACTTCGTTCTCTTTGTTGTCGCTCATACCAATTATACGCCGTTCTCAAAATGGATTTTAAATCGTGCTTGGGTTTGAAATTAAGATGTTCTTTGGCGGCATCAGAGTTGGCAACTAGCCTTCGTGGGTCACCCTCTCTTCGTTTACCGATTGTGTATTGAATTGGAACGCCAAGTTCCTGTTTAGCAGCATCAATCACTTGTAGTACAGTATAACCTTTACCAGTGCCTAGATTGAATAGGCTAGGTTGATTTTTTCCTTTTTTCTGTAAATATTCATCAGCCAATAAATGTGCATTAGCGACATCACACACATGAACATAGTCACGTATGCAAGTGCCATCTGCCGTTTGATAATCATTTCCATATACGATGAACTTTTCGTTATTTAGACTTTTGAACATTAGCGGAATCAAGTGTGTTTCTGGATGGTGGTCTTCACCCATCTCACCATCAGGATCGGCACCAGCAAGATTAAAGAAACGAAAGATGATATGATTCACTTTTGCGTCACGAATTGCACACTCAGCAGCATACTTACTATTGGCATACGGATTGTTGTTATCTATTTCGGCTTTCTCAGAGAGGCTGGTAAACTGAGAACGATAAACGCCGGCAGTAGAAGAATAAACAATATTACTAACATCAAATTTCCTCATTGTGTTAAGTAGATTGCACGTGCCGCCCACATTGACATCCCAAAACTCTTCGGGATGTTTAACTGATTCACCAACTTCAATACGACCTGCCAGATGGAATACTACATCAATTTTATATTGATTGAATGGCCACCCTAAAGTTGATTCACGAACATCACCGATGAACGCATCGTTCCAATAAACCATGTTGCGTGGCGATTTTATATCAAAGCAGACTGTAGTGTAGCCTGCTTTTTTCAGTGCTTTTGCCAAATGACTTCCAAGATAACCTGCACCACCAGTTACCAATGCTGTTCTCATCTATCTCTTTCAGAAAGAATAGGGTTTTTGATTGGCCAATAAATGTTGAACCGATCATCATTCCACTTTACCGTATACTGTGATGCACGATCATAGTATTGGTCAAGTTTATAACTGAATACGCACTGCTCAGACATTACCAAATGTGCGTTGCCGTGTTTTGGTGGTAACAACACTTGATAACCATTGCGGTCTGATAGTGTAAACTCTTGCCATTGACCATATTGATCTGAATCTTCATCAAGATTAATTACGATTTGATAGATTGTACCATGTAAGCAAGAAACTAATTTTGTTGTTCTATCATCACCGTGAATGCCACGCAGAGTGTGTCGGCGTGAGGTAGAAATACTGTCAAGGATAAAGTTCACACCCAACTGTGCATAATTATCTTTGTGCCATGCTTCAATATTCGTGCCACGATAATCTTCATGTACCGTTGGCTTGATAAGTTTAACACCTTTGAGATTTGTATCCTCAATTATCATTATCCACTCACAATCGTAATGCCAGGTCCAACAACATACTCTTCTTTAAATTGTTGTTTCCATGGAAAGCCATCGGGATATTGTTTCTCGTTTTCGGCATTACCTTTTTCAAAGAACTCGGCATTGACTGAGTTTGGATTACCATCTAAACGATAGCACAAAGAATATTCCCTTGAACATGAATAGTTTGGAAAGTATTGTTTCAGTGCATTGAAGAAATTGCGATCAGCACCCCACTGACCATACCATGCTTGACCAATTTTTCGTGCAATGTCTGCTTTCACCATAAACGATGAAGTGTCAATGTGAAATGCATCTTTGTTGAAATAGATTGGCCATTGACCTAACGATTCACAATTATCTTCAGCGACAAAATTACCTTCTTTGTCAACTATCTTTCTGAGTGAGTATGCCCAATCAACACCCTTTTTGATTCTCTCAACAAGTTTCTCAACATGATTAGGCTCAAACCAATTGTCTTCGTCAAGATAACATATAACATCAGCATTGACAAGATAACCACATGCTGCATATACACGATGACCGTACCAACCCTTGCCAATGTTTTCTTCCAAACGGATTGTTTTAACTTTTGATGTGCCTTGAAGTTGATTCCAGATTTTGTCGCCATGCTCTTCCTCACCATCAAGAACGATATAATGTGTCACATCATCATATGTTTGTGCTTCAACAGATTCAATACACTGTCTAAGTGTTTTTGCGCCGATTGTTGGTGTTACGACTGCTACTTTCATTTTTCACCTTTTTACCAAAAATTGCATTCCAGTTTTGTTCAAATTTTTCACGTGGTATTTCAATTGGTCTAGGCTTCGAACCTTTTCCACCGTCACTCATTCCAACTCCTTAGTAACCAAGAAGAAGAGTTCTTTTTATTGCTACCACCCACACCATACACAAAGTTGATGTTTGGTACACTTGCTTCTGCATTATTTGTTTCGTTGCGATCACCACCATTTGCAAACCAAATTGAATAGTTTGATAAAATCGGAAGTGTTTGATTGAAATGATTTCTTACACGATAAAGTAACTCACATGCGGTGTCATCCGAATCATCAAACTCCCACACCTCATCAACCCAACGAATTGATTCAAGTATGGCTTTGCGTTCGTGAATATTCATAAATGGCTTACCCTTCTTACGTGTGAGCCACGCATCAGAGTTTACACCTACGATAAGTTTGTCACCCATGCCCGATGCTTCACGCAACAAGGCAAGATGACCCGAATGAATGGGATCAAATCCACCAGAGACAACGACTATTTTCATATTGCTAAATCAGGAAATGCTTCTCTAACTAAATTGGCAGTAAGTTGTTTTACTTTGAATCTTTTTTGTAGAACATCCAGTATGATAGCAGCCTCATCTTTATGTAGTGATTCTACCATAACTAAAAGTTGTTGTGTAGTCTTTTCTGCGGTAAAGCCTTCTGGTCGCATAGGATGATTCTTGATGAATCGATACATTTTCGGCATCTGTGTGTCCAGATAAGCATAGTTCAAACCGGCAGGTTCTTTTGCTGGTCGATACCTGTCAGGCAGCGCAATATCAAACTCTATAGCAGGGTTGAATACTAATTGAAGAAAGAAACGAAAACGTTCATCACCTTCACTGCGTAAAAAGTTTATTCGTTCTTGTTTGGTTGTTAATTTTTCAAACTCCTCAAATATTTCGGAGTATAGTTTTTCAGAACTCATCAATGACCTCAATTAGATTTTTAAGTTTGTTTGCAATCATGTAATTCATAAAATGCTGTTTGGTGTGACCAGCAGCACTTTCATATGTATCTATAATACTTTTCTGAAGTGATTCTGGCACTCTGGTCAAATCAATCATCATTTCGTTGCGCTTGTAATTACGCAGCATTTCACCTTCACAGAATTCTTCTGGTGCTTGATTCAGCCAGTTGATAATCTTGGCTTCAGTAATTGGCTTTTGTCTCACACCATTTACAATGCTATCATCAGCAGATAGAATGTTAGGTATGCCATCACCCTTATCACCACGAATAATCATTTGCTTTAACTGTACCGCTGGCAGAGGTTCTTTGATGAACTTCTTCAGTATTGGTGAATACTGTTCAACGTTGTCAAACTTTTGTAATTGTGCAAAGTCTTTATCTGAGGACAGAATCATCACCTTTTGGTGTGCAGAGTAGCGTATCGTCAATGTGGCGATAATGTCATCAGCCTCAGCAGTGTCAACATCAACGACTTTATATGGTGAATGTTCTTTTAGTTCTTCTTTGATTTTATGCAGACACTCAAAGATAGAATTCCAATCGTGACCAGACGCATCACGTGTTTTCTTGCGACCCGCCTTGTATTGTGGAAAAAACTCACGGCGCCAGTAATTGCGATTGTCACAAGCAATCACGACTTCTGGTCCGTGTGTAGCCTTGAACTTTTTGACATATGTGCGAATTACATTCAAAATCATATGTCGCACCAATGCCTCTTCAACCGGCTTTTTAGATGAGCCGATTTGTTCCATCAATGAGGAGATGGCTACTTGATTGTAGTCAAAGATTATCATTTTACATGTTGTCCTAGAATAATGCCTTTAATTAAAAACAAAAAGGCAACCCGTAAGTGGAATTTAAACTTACGGTAGTAATAGCCACGCATTGTCATTTTACAGTTCTCAGTAATATTGTATCAGTATTGATTCGTCCTGTCAATGCACTTTCAACGGCACGAATATCATTTAACACACTACGCAACGCAACTTTACCACCTTTCAACACTTCAGATATTGTTGCCTCTGGTTTGCGTAACTTTTTGCTTACCGATTTACTCTCGGCAAAGTTTTGTATCGTAGAGCCTTTTACATTTAAACCAGCAGCATCAGCGGCTTGATACACACCAAGTTTTCGTGTTTTGGTATTGTATACCCACAACGATGATGCACCAATGATTGTCTTAGGATCAATTGATACAAGTTTCAATTCGGCAAAATCTTTTGCATAGTTCATCTTGGCAATCAACTGATC